ATGCCCATGAACCCACCGAAGTGCGATGACCTGGACTACATCCACTTTCTCATCGCCGCTCAGCGGGTCTTCACCTGTACCGAGGCCGCTCGCTGTAGTCCAAAGGAGAAGAGCCCTCCCGCCCATGATGCCTTTACCCGCCTGCTGCAAAGACAGCCGCCCGACACGGCGGCGCTGTGGCAGGAGGCCAAGGCCTTCGTGAAGCTCAGGGAGGGGCTGCTGATCCTGGACGACACCACCCTGGATAAGCCCTACGCTCGGGACATGGATCTGGTGAGTTACCACTGGAGCGGCAAACACCAAAGGGTGGTTAGGGGCATCGCCCTCATGACCCTGCTGTGGACGGAGGGGCAGGCCCTGATCCCCTGCGACTTTCGGGTCTACGACAAGCCCCAGGATGGGAAGAGCAAAAACGACCACTTTCAGACCATGCTCCAGAAAGCGAAGGAGCGGGGGTTTCAGCCGGAATATGTCCTGATGGACAGCTGGTATGCCAGCTTGGAGAACCTCAAGGCCATAGTCAGCTTTGGCTGGCGGTTTCTGACGCGGCTGAAGGGCAACCGCCTGGTCAACCCGGAGGGGAAGGGAAATGTACCCATCCGTGAGGTGGAAATCCCTGGGGAGGGGAGGGTGGTTCATCTTCGGGGTTTTGGGTTCGTGAGGGTGTTCCGAACGCTCTCCAAGGACGGGGAGGCGGAGTACTGGGCCACGAACCATCTGGGGATGAGCGAAGAGAAGCGGGCGGAGTTAGAGCGGCAAGGATGGGGGATCGAAGTGTACCATCGGGGGCTCAAGCAGTGCTGTGGGGTGGAGCGGGCCCAGGTGAGGAAGGCGGTCTCCATCCTGCGGCACCTCCTCCTGGCTTTGCGGGCCTTCCTCCGGCTGGAGGTCTACCGGCTGCGCAGGGGGGTGAGCTGGTACGAGGCCAAGGCGTCCATTGTTCGCGAGGCAATACGAAGTTATCTCGCCCATCCCCTCCACATCCTTCAGCCAACTGCGTAAGTCCTAAAATGTGAAATTTTGATGTATATATATACGCTAATGGTAGAGTTTATATACTTTTTATGCAGTTAGGCTTTGAAGCCTTCTTGTTCGACTTGTGGTTAGAAGTCAGACTCACTGTACCAACGCACCAGCTCGAGGTTGTCTGCGGCTGCCGTCGAACCATTACGAACCTGGATAGGTTTGTGGTTGCTGGTGCAGGGTGGCTAAGCGTTGCAGCTGTGGTTGGGGTCAAGGCAATGCTGCTCATTGTGCTGCCCGATCCGGGGGTGATGTATAGGTATATCGGCTCGCCAGCGGCCAGTTCGGCCGCCGGGTAGACTTCGTACTGCGCAATAAAAGTGGGGTCGTTTTCGCTTGCGGCCATAAACCGCTCCGACTGTCCAGGTTGACCAACGGACAGCTGGGGGGCCAGGCCGTTGAAGTTGGCTGGAACCCGCTCCCCGCTGGGGGCACGGTAATACCGGCTGAAGACCACCCGGTAGGCGTAGCCCGACACACCACGGTGTATGGTCGGGAAGGCGGTCAACCTGCCTCGGTCGGTGGGCATGCTCCCTCCTTGGTGAGCTCGTCAAGCCGCTTTTGCAAAACCCGCTCGCGCTCTTGGGCTGCTTCCAGCAGCGCAATGGCCTGGGCGAGGTTGGCTTCCGCTTGAGCAAGCCGCTGCGCCAACACTTGGATGATGCGCTCGTTGATTTCCATCAATGGGCCTCCAGTTAACGGATCTCCAGCTCGGCCCAGACAGACCAGGTTCGGCTAACTGTTTGATTGCTAGTAGATGCATTGAATACCGCTAGCATAAGCGTAAACGTTTCTGCTACATTCTTCAGTTCATAATCTAAACTCAGCTCTTCCGAGGTGTTTGGGGCTAGGTAGGGGTTGCTGCCCGGCCCGGTCGTGAAGATATGCGCGCGAAAGTTGTTGTTGCCAGCATGGCGCAGCCGCCGCAAGTACAACTTTCGGCCTGCCGGTAAGGTTAAGTTGAGCTCGGCAATAATCCCACTAACGCTTGGGGACAAGACCATGTCGCTGCCCGCGTTAGCGCACACGGAAAACCGCTCGGCGTGGTTGTAACGTCCGTTGATCTGCCCAAAAACACTCAGGTTGCTGTTCACAACCATCTGAGCAGAAGCTATGTACACATGCCCACCAATCTCATTGACGATGTCGAGGCTGTTGCTCCCGAAGCTGCCGTACCCGATGAAACCAGAACGCTCGCTCTGGTTAGCGCTGCGGGCGTAAAACCCGAGGTATACGTGGTTGCTGCTCCCGCCCTTGAGGCTGAGCGCCTCGCCAACGTTGGCGGTCACCGTCAGCGCCCCCGTCATGGTGTCCCCATTTTTGTTCACCGGGGTATAGCCGAGATTTGCAACGGCGGCCCCCGTGGCCAGCTTCGGCCCCGTTACTTGGCCGTTGCCGATGTGTTGCGTGAGGATGGAGCCATCGCGCACGTCCTGGGCCAGCCGACCGCTGCTGTCCAGCATGGCCCAGCCGTTGTTGATGCCGCGCATCAGGTAGCTGCTGTGCACCCAGCGGCCACCGCCAGCCGCGCTCAACACCCACAGCCCGTCGGCGGTGAGGGCGCTGGGGTCGAAGAGGCGGTAGAGGCCGTAGCCGTCCACAGCAACCACGTCCAGATCGGCCATGCCGGTCAGGTTTTGCAGCGCCGCCAGGGTGGCCACCCGCCGGAGGCGTTTGACGCCGGGGCCTTCCACCTCCAGGCGGCTCTGATGGAGGTGCTCGGTGCGGTTCAGCACCGCCTGAATGGCCGCCTCTAAAGGTCCGATGGCCACCGGCTCGTTGTTTCCGGCCTGCGGGAAGTTGACAATGCTGCTCGGAAAGACGCTAATCGGGTTCAGTGTTTTTGGCATACGCCTCCTACGGAAACAGTTGCACCGGGGTATCGCCCCATACTGCGGGGGCATCCCAGGTGAGGCCTGGAGGATCCCAGGTCAGTGGACCGAAGCTCACATAGGTGAGTTTTGCCAACCGCGTGTGGGCCGCTTTGACCTGGTTGATCACGCCCAGGATTCGGTTTCGCTCTGCGGTTGAGCCGTCGTAGCTACGGGTCATGGGGTATATGTACACGTCGAATTCGCTCCAGCGGGTCGCGTCGTAGGTCCACACCGGCACCACCGCCGCGTCGTAGCCCAGCTGGGCGAGCGCGGTGCGCATCCCGAACTCAGTCCCCGACCAGCGCCAGAATTCCCAAGCCCCCAGCACCCGATCCCGCCAGGTGCCCAGGGCCTCTTCCGGATACCGCCCCAGGCCGCGTTCGGCCCCCAGCAGGTTGAGGGCATCCTCGGGGGCCTGCTGGACAAAGCGGGCCAGTATCGCGGTCGTTAGCAGGGATGCGTGCTGGTCGAGCGCCTGGCCCCAGCCAGCCAGTAGGGCATGCCCGCGAGGCCCCTGCAACCAGGGTGGGGCCAGCTCCGGCAGCCAGGCCTGGTACAGGGCGACCGGCACCAGTGGAATCTCCTCTCCTGCCATCTACACCTCCAGCCAGGTCGGGGTCAGGGTAAAGGTGGCCACCTGCGTGGGACCCAGGCTGGTATCCGCAGCCGGAGCCGACAGGGCCACATCGACGACGTTTGGAACAAACAAAGCTTCAATCAGCGCCGACCGGTACACCGTGGCCCCGATCGCCAGGCCGCGCTGGAAGTCCGCCAGGCGGCTGGCAACCGCAGCCTGCACGGCCGCCAGGAATCCGGCTCGCAGACGAATGGTGGCCGTCACCCCGATACTGACCTGGGTGGCGGCATACACCTCGACGTTGCTGGTCAGGGGTTTGCGTTGCTGGATATAGCTGTTGACTTGCGCCACCGCGCCCGCCCCAAGGCCCCCTTCCCCCCAGACCACCACATCCACCGTTCCCTGTCCGCGGGGGTTGTTATCTAGAATGCGCACCTTGGTAATGCTGGGGGTGCTGGCCAGCGCCCAGCTTTCGTAGGCGGCCCGGGTTGCCCCTAGGCCGATCTCGGCCCAGCGCAGCCGGCAGCGGGTCCGGAAGGCCGCGTCGGTTTCCCGATCGATGGCCGCTTCCACAACGCCGATGTTGCTGACCGTGACCCCCGGTAAGGGCGTGAACAGCAGCGTGCCGGTGTTCAGTGGCAGGTTGTAGGCCGCCCCCGGGCTCTCGGCCTTGAACTCCAGGTCGAGGGTGCCCCCCAGCGGGAGCGTACCACCGGCTGTGTTATTGAAGCGCAGGCCGGCGGCATTTCCCGCCCAAAGCTGGGCTGGCTGGATGCTGTAGGGCCCAAAGCCTGGCGCGGCGGTGAGGCGGAAGGTCTGGCGGGCAAAGGTGGCCTGCTTGCGCTCGAGGGCGTAGGCGCTCCGGGCCAGTAGGTCGAGGTAGTCCCCGCTGGCTAGATCCAGAAACCCGCCCTTGGCAATCTCCAATCGCAAAGCCTCCAGGTCGGCCAAGCCTGCCGCAACCAGTTCGATCAGGGTGCGCTGCACACTGCCCTCAACCCAGTCGGTGGGAGGGTAGCCCCTGGTCTGCAAAATGCTGATCAGGTCGGCCAGGACTGCGTCACGGCTCCGTGGCTGCAACAGCTGGCTGAGGTTAGGCACGCAACACCTCCACGGTCACCTGATCAATGCGCAGCACCAGTGCAAACGGGCCGCGTTCGGTCGTTAGCAGCAGCTCGAGGTTCAGCACCCCCGGGCCGGGGCAGCTGGCCCGCACCTCGGCCGACACAATACGGGGATCGGCCTCGAGCGCGTTCGTCGCCAGCGTCTCCACCTCGAGCAGCGCCTCCGGCGTGATGGCCTCATTGAGGAACCGCCTGAGATCCAGGCGGTACTCGGGGGCATAAAAGAGCGCTCCGGGGGCGGTCATAAGGCAGCGCACGGCGGCTTCGGCCAGATTGTCGTAGCCGCTTTTGAGCGTCCAGGAAAGGTCCGGGAAAACCGACAGGTCGGTACCAAAGTCGTCCACTACTGCACCCCTTTTACCCGTGTGGATCCCCCGGCCTGCACGGTGCCAACGGTCGGCACCATTGCGACCGGCGTGGTATTGAACACGAACGTGAGCGGCTGCCCCTGTAGCAGCACGCTGGCCCCCGCGCTCCCGCCCAGCTCGACAAGGGGGGCGTCCACCACCACCTTCACGCTGGCCGTGAGGATGATTTCACGCAGCCCCCCACCCCCCCAGAGGTCACAGTAGCGCCGCTCCGGATCGCCCTGATGGAATCCGAGCAGAACCCGGGCCCCTGCCGCCACCCGCACCGTAACCCCCGGCAGGCCCAACCAGATGGGCACCCGGGTCAGGGTACCCAGGCGCTCGTCGTCGGCCTGCAAGTCCAGGTGCATGTCCTCATGGTCCTTAAGCACCGTGGCTGGGTACAGGGCTAGAAAGTCCAGGTGCGGTGGCCGGGCCAGGCCCTGAATGGCTTTTTTGAGTCGCTCCTGCACGTCACCCTCCTGTGTACACGGCCGTGCGCAGCCGGGGGCCAATCTGGTGAACGACGCGCTCAACCCTCCCCAGCAGCCGCTGTTCACCGTTTAGCTGGGCCGTCAGCAGCACCCCGGGCTCCAGGCTGGGCAGCGGCAGCAGGTCGTACCAGCCCCGGGCCGGAGCAGCCTCAACCACCACCCCTTCCGGTCCAGCCGGCCAGGCTTCGAGCCCAGCCCAGACCCGGCCGTCGGCCCGGATGCGCCAGGCCCGGTCGGGTAGCCGGGCCATGACATGGAGTAGCGCCTCATGAGCGGGGCCGGCGCGGCGCACCCAGCGGGTGAACACGGTGGGTAGCTCGAGGAGGCCAGCGGCCTCACCGGCCTCCCGCAGCAGATCCTGCACCACCAGTGCGGCCGGCACGCCCTGGTAATCGCGGCTGGGCAGCCAGGCGTTCAGCCGATCCGCGCCGCCCACCAGCAGCGCCTCCACCAGGCCCCCGCGCACGCCACTGCGGCGTACCACCATCCGGTAGGTGGTGCCATCGGCGAACCGCATCTGCACGGATTCACCCGCCAGCAGCAGGCGGTTCGCGGCCAGCTGGAGCTCCGCGATGGGGCGACCTATCCGGGGCACGGTGAGCGTACCGCTGCTAATCGGAAGCTCGTCGACTGTGGCAAAGCTCACGGCCGCACCCCCCTGCTGCTGGGCGGGCTGGCCTGGGCACGCTGCTGGGAGGTAAGCACGCCGTCGCGGTCGGCGTCGGCGCCTCCGGTATCCGCGCTGCTGGCACTGCCGCCTCCGATGCGCGTGCCATTGGTCTGCACCCGCTTGTACGCCGGCTTCCACTCCCGCAGGCTCAGCGTGGCCATCCAGCCTTTTACCGGGTCGTAGGGCGGCTCCTCCACAGCAAACATGTAGAGGTGGGTGATGCCGTGCCGGCGCAGGATTGGGTGAACCGGTTGATAAACCTCGGGGGCCCGTTGGTCCTTTCCTTTGGGGCGGAATAACTGGATCAGACGCTGTAGTTTGTCATATTCACTTTCCCGCCAGACCCGCACCTCCACCGTGACCTCCGCGTAGTCGTAGCCGAGGTAGGTGTACTCAATGCCCCTCTGGGGAATCTCGGCGCTCTGCTCCTTCAGAGCCCGGCGCACCGATACCGCCACAACCCCCTGGATTTCGTTCGGCCCCTTGGGCTGGGGCTTGATGGCAAAGCGCTGCCCACTGGTGCCCACGAATACGATCTGGTCACGTTCCATCAGGCCCCCTCCTCCATCTGGGCCCGTTCCAACGCCTCCAGGATGGCCTCTACCACCAGGGTTTTGGCCTCGCTGGGGGTCTGCGCCTGACCGAGCACGATCTGGCCAATGTGGATATGCACCTCGCGGTGGGGGCTCGCCGCCCCCAGGGCTGCGGCCGGGGCCGGGATCTGCAGCGTGGCCGGGATGGCTGCTGCGGCCAGGGCCAGTCCAGCGCCCGCCACCGCGCCGCGCATGGCCAACAGGCCCTGCCGCAAACCCAGCCCGCTCTGCTCGCCCAGCGAGGCAAACACCCGGGATGGGCTGCGCACCTGCAACGCTTCACGGCTTCCACCCACCGCCTGCCGAGCCAGGTTTTTGGCCGCCTCCCAGACTCTGCCAGGGGCGGCTCTCAGCCCGTTCCAGAGCCCCTGTACTGCCCGGGCGCCGGTCTCGTGCATCAGCGCCGGTAGGCCAGCCAGGGTCTCGCCGATGGTCTGGGGCAGCGCTCTGATCCAGGCGATGAATGCGCTGCCGCCAGCCACGACCGCTTTCCAGACACCGTTGACACCGTTGCGGAACCAGTCCAGCCGTTGGTAGGCCAGCCCCACCGCCGCAACCACCCCGCCGATCAGGCCGATCAGGAGGCCCACCGGCCCCAGGGCAACCAGCCAGCCTGCAGACATTTTGAGGCCGGTGGCCAGCCAGACCAGTCCCAGCCGCGCCACGGTTCCGACCAGTCCGAAGGTAAGGGCATTGAGCAGCCTTAGGCCGGTCGCCAGCAGCACCAGGGTGCCGGCCAGGGCCAGGCCGCTACCGCTGGCAGCGCCCATGCCCGCCTGGCTGGCGCTAAGCCCCTGGGCCAGCCGGCCCAGCAGGCTGGCGGCGGGCTCGAGGGTGCGCCAGACCCCTTGCAGAATCGCCAAGCCCGCCTGGATCCCGGTCCAGAACTGCCGGGCATAGCCCAGGGCCGTCGGGAAGATCTGCCGGGCCCGCCGAACCAGCGCGGTGCTCCGGTCGAGGAACGCCAGGATCGCCTGCCCGGCTTGTTTGGGCTCGCTGGCAGCCGCCAGCGGGCCGAAGGCCGCTTTTATCAGTCCGGCCAGGCTGGCCTGGAAGCGCTTGGAGAGGGCCGCCCCCGGCCCCCGGCTGAAGTCGGTGAGGACCGCCAGGTTGGCCAGCACTTGCTTGAAGGGCTTGAGGGGTCCCTGGGGGTCCACGCTCATCTGGCTGAATAGCTCAAAGGGTCGGCTCTTCAGGGTCGAGATCAGGCCGAAGATGCTCTGGCTCTGCTCGGCCATCAGGCCGCCAAAGCGCTCCTTGATGGCCTGGCGCACCGCCAGCATGGCCTTGTTGACCGAGCCCACATAGCTGCCGCTTTTATCGAACTTCAGGCCCCTGGCCTCCAGGGCCTCCCGGCTGATACCGAAGTCGCGAAGCCGCTCAAAGGCCTCGCCGAAATTGCCGGCACGCAGCCGGGTGATGGGGGCGATGGCCTCCTCGAGGCGCACTCCCATCCCTGCCGCCAGGTCGCCGGCATCCTTCAATAGCCCCTGGAGGTTTTTCACCGCCACACCCGCGGCTAGCAGCTGTTTGCCGCCGGCGATCACCTCCTGGGTCTCGAAGGGCGTCTCGGCGGCGAAGCGGGCGAGCATGGCGTAGGTTTGCTGGGCCATCCGACCGGCGTCAAGCCCCACCTGCGGCCGTAGCATCACCCGCAGGCTGATCAACTGCTGTTCTTTGAAGCCGATGGCGTCAAATATGCTTTTGGTGGCCATGCCAACCGCCCCAGCGGCCAGTAGGCCAGGCAGGCTGGTCAGCCGGCCGACCAGGCCCTGCAGGGATTGATGGGCCCTGGCTGCCGCGCTACTGATCCGTCCCAGGTGCGCGCTCGCAGCCCCCGCAGCGGTCAGCGCCCCCACCAGGTGACGCGCCGCGCCGATGGGCAGCCTCAGGCTCTGGGCGACCGCTCGGGCGGTCGCCGGGGCCGCACCGCCCACTTCTTGGAGGGCTGCCCGAACCCCCGTCAGCCCTCTAGACATGGCGCGCGACTGGGTTACAAAATTGCTGCGTAACCCAAAAAACCATGTCAGCCGCCTCATTGGATCCTCCCAAAATGGCCCAGCAGCACCGCGGCCTCCAACGCCGCACCGGCCAGCGCCTCGGGGGAATCCTCACCTCGGCGGTAGGCCAGCAGGAGTCGGGCCGCTACCAAGGGTTGTTCGCGGTGCCGCAGGGCGTCGTTTAGCAGTTCAATCGATTTGTTGAAGAAACTCCGTTTCGGCCATCTGGGCAATTGCCGCTAAGTCCTGGCTGACCACATCGGCCAGGCCTGGGTAGTCGTCCAGGATGGCCTCGAACTCGGACCGGTCGGGGTAGCACAGGGCCAGCTTGGCGTACTTCTCGCCGATGGCGTAGGTGTCCAGTGCCAGCTTCGGGCTGGCAGACGCCTTGTCTAGATCCGCCCGCATCATGCGGTACTCGGCCTTGGTGAGCGGGCGGAACACCAGCACCCGCCCCTGGCGAACCAGGGCGAACAAGCGGTCGCCATGTGTGGCGCGGAGGGCGGTCAGGGTGGTGGGGGGCAGCTGGCCCTCGAGGTCTTCACTAAGAATGGTTTTTCCCATGTTGATGCCTCAAGAGCTAGCCCCACCCCGTTCGGGGTGGGGCTAGCAGGTTCAGAAATCAGAAAGTGGCTTGATCGCCAGGCACCACATCCAGCGCCTTACAGGTTAGCTCCTGCATAAGCGCCTCGGCGCCTGGCGAGGCCGAGAGCGCGTCGTTGAGGATGCGCAACCTATTCAGCTTGTCACTGACCACGTTATCGTCGGCGTCCACAAACGTCACAACGGCATTGAACTCCTTGCGCTTGTATTTAGCCCCCAGTTTGCTGCGAAACTGCTGCCACTGGTCCAGCGGCATCCGGATGGTCACATCGGCGGGGGCCATTTGTCCGGGGGTGCGCCCCACCGGCTTGCCCCCGGCGTAGATATACTCTTCCGACACCTCGCCGGTGTTGTACTCCAACTCGACGTTGACCGGAATCCGTTCGCCATCCAGGTCAAGCTGGATGCTCGAGTTGTCGTACACCTTGCCATTTCGCACGGTCACGCTCATGGTCTACCTCCTAGGCCACTGGCTGGAGCTGTGGGTTGAAGAAGCGCACCTTGCCGGTGATCCGCTCAGCATAGCCCAGTGGCACCAGACTGATGTCGTAGGGGATGGTCCTGGTGGACAGGATATTCTCGGTGCGGTCAATGCGGACGTAGGCAGCGGGCTGGTCGATGACCTCGTCAATGGAAATTTTGCCCCGCAGCGCGGTGCGCACCAACCCCTCCACATAGGCCTCAATCCGCAGGGCCTCCCGCTCCAGGATGCGCCCGGTCTGCGCGGAGACCTGGATCTGCTCATTTAGCCAGCGCAGCCAGGCCCGGTAGGCAACCTCACAGGCCACATCCATCACCTCGCGGTTCTGCACCTGTTCATAGTCCGAACCGGGCGGGGCAAACAGGCGGCCCCGGGTGATGTAAAATCCCCCGCTGATGGTGCGCAGCGTGGTGAACCGGGCGGCGTCCAGCCCGGGGGTGATGGACTCATCGCCGTGGAGTTTCACAACCGTGCGCAGCGCTCCGCTGGCGTAGCGGCCGGGGTGTTCCTCGACCGGGCGGCCGCTGTACCGCCCAGCGACCACCCATGCGGCCGGCCGCTTCATCACCAGGCCGGTGATCGGGCTCACCACATCGGCATAGCGGGCTCCTGCACCCACTCGCACGCTGGTGGTGCCGGCATACGCGGCGATCAGGGCAGCGTCGGCCTGGTCCGCCGTGTCCATCAGGGCGTGGATGAAGCGGGGGTTGTTCGGGTCGGCGGCGCGGGCCTCCAGCAGGGTGTTCAGCGTAGCAGCGGTGGTCGGGCTGCCCGCCCCCACCACGTGAATGAAGCGGTAGGATAGCTCGGTGCGGGCAAACAAAATGTTGAGCGCGGTGACCAGATCGGTGGTGGTGTAGCTCGGCGCAACGCAGTCCGCGGTGTACACATCACCGACCACAAAGGAGCCGTCGGCCCAGTTGAGGGTCAGGCCGGTATCGGGCAGGGTGTACAGGCCGGTGGTCGGCACGGCGATTTCGGCGCTGAAGGTGTTACCGTTGTCCAGCGAGTATTGAAACGCCGCCGTGGCCGCAGCCAGGTTCGGGGCCGCGCGGGTGATTCTGAGGCGCAGGCGGTAGTCATCCCGGGGGGTTCCGGTCAGAGACAGTACCGCCGTGCCGCTGCCGGTGTGCGTCACAGCGCCCGCTGTCCCGGGCACGCTGGGGTTGGCGGCCAGGCAGATCACCGCCCGGGTTCCCTCGCCAAAGGCCAGGGCGGCGGCCTCGCCTAGCTTGCCGCCGACCCGCTCCCGGGCCCCCTGCGGGCTGGTTACGGTTATGATCTCGCCTGCTGGCAGGATGGAGGCGATGCCAATTTTGACGTGCACCCCCTCACCGTTGCCCGGCACCGCGCCGATGCCGAAGTCCTGGGGGCTCACCTCCACGCGCGGCAGGCCGGTCATACCTCACCTCCTATGGGTTCGTTGGCCGCCTCCTGGATGCCCCGCTCGAAGGCCGCTTTGGTCAGTTCCTGCCCGATCACCCAGCGGTGTTTGGCCCGTGCCGCGGCCAGCAGCCAGTCCGGGGTACCGGCCTCCGCAGCCAGCTCCTCGACGGTCTTTCGGGCAGGTGCAGCTTGCCCGCCGTTGTTGTTATCGGTTGCTTTTGCCATAACGCTCCTCTCAGGGAAGAATTTCCGCCTGGTCGAGCAGGGCCCGCTCGAGGCGGACGTACAGGCCCGGTTCTGCCGCCCCTACCTCCACCAGTACCCTGAACCGCAGCTGATAGCGGCGCTTGTCCGCTGGTAGCGCCGCCGCCTGGCCGGTCTCGTCCTCGTCCCAGCCGCTCGGGAGCAGCTCGAGGCTGCTACCGCAGATGCGCCGCAAGGCCGCCACGCACTCGGAGAGGATGTCCTCCACAGCCTGGTAGCTCTTCGCCCAGATGTGCAGGGTATAGCCTGCCAGCCTGGTGTAGGGCGGCCGGGGTCGGGGCTGCGGGAGGGTCTCCCTGGCCAGCGCCTCAGGGGCGATGGCCCGGGTATCCGGTGGTGTAAACGTGTCCTGCCCTGGCACCAGCACCAGTTTGAGCGGCCCCTCGTGTTGATTGAGCGCATCGGGGCCCAGCTCAAGCTTTACCCTGCGGGGCAGCTCAGCCCGAAGGCGCTCCAACAAGGTCTCGGTCAATTGCCTCACCTCCTCACCCCACGTCCCGCCACAGCGTGGCGGGACGTGGGGTGGTTTACCCCCTTCCTGGATCGCTCGAATCAGGCCAACCCTCGGTCGAGGTACGCCCCCGCCGCCGCCTCGAGCGCCCGTTCCCAGCGGGGGGATAGCACAGGCTCCGGAATGAAGGGCCGGGGAGGAACCTCCACCCGGTTGGTTTGCACGAAGCGCTTTCCCAGCTTGAACCTGAGCGCCTTGGCCTTCCGGGGTCTGATGGTGGCTCCGTACTGGTGGGCCGCAGCGTACTGGACGTTGGTGCCCACCTCGAATCCGGCAGGGCCGGTGGTCAGGGCGGTCTGCGAGGTCATGCTGCGCTGCAGCCGGGCGCTCTGGCGCAGGGTCTGGCCACCGGTGGTCTCGGCCCGGATGGAGGGTTTCCAGGGCCGATCCCAGGGGTCGCGCTGCCCCGCAAAAGATTCGTCAATTTGGTTCAGGGCGGCCTGCCCCAGGCTCTTGGCCAGGCCCGCAGCGAAGGCTGGCTGGGCCATTCGGCCCAGCCGGCGGATCAGGCCATCGAGATCACCAAACGAGCCCGAGACGCTCACGGCCGCCACCCGCTGGGGATCCGCCCCACCGTGGTCACGGTATCCCAGTGGGCCAGTGGGGTCAGGCGCAGGGCTGACCTCCGCCCAAACCATCTGCCCCGATCCGCGCGGGTGTTCTCCGCCACGCTGGGTATACCCTCCACCTCACCGACGAAGATGGCGAGGTGGCCCTCCCGATCGGTGGCGGTGCGCCGGGATTTCGGTGGCTCATCGTGGAGCTGGCTACTGAATAGTAAGTCACCGGGCTTGATTATTCGCAAGAGGCCTTTGCGGTCATCCCCGGCCGGGTCCCGGTCTGCTTTGGTGACATCCCAGTCCAGGCGGTCGATGGCCAGCTCCACGTCGTGGGCCCAGCGGCTGCGGTCGGGGTCGGCCTGCACGGAATCGAGCATCCGGCTGTAGAGCAGCCAGCGGTTGGTGTCATATGCCCGGGCGATGCACTCAAAGGCGAACGCCACGCACCAGCCCGGGCTGCTTATGAATCCTGGGAGTTCCCGCCGCACCGCCAGCAGCGCGATCTGTGCCACCTTGTGCACGTCCCACCTCCTCTTTTTGTGATAGATTTTCCTTCTTGCCTCTACGATCGTTTTTACGGGCTTCCAAGTGGCCTCCTCGACTTCCCCCTAGGCTGGGGGTCGCAAGCGGCTTATAGAAGCGAGGGGGTGTGGGGGAGCTATAAAACCCTTCCCTTCAGGGATGGGATACATGGACTCCCCCATGTGCCCCGCAGGGGCACATCGCATGGTGGGCGGCAGGTGTGCTATACTGTGATAGTGCCTACGGCCTACAAACACAAGAACACCTCCGTCTCGCTGCTGCGTTACCACTTCGTTTTCGTGCCCAAGCGCCGCCGCAAGATTCTGGTAGGACCGTTGGCCGAGCGCTTGGATATTCTGCTTAGGGAGAAGACCGCTAAACTAGGCTGGGAAATCATCGCCCTGGAAATCATGCCCGACCACGTACACCTGTTCATTTCGGTAGACCCCGACGTGGCCCCTAACCAGGTCGCCCACCGCCTGAAGGGCTACACCTCGCACGTGTTGCGCCGGGAGTTTCCCCAACTCATCCGCCTTCCCGCCCTGTGGACACGGAGCTATTTCGTTTCCACGGCTGGCATGGTCAGTAGCAAAACCATCGAGCAATACATCGCCGCCCAGAAGACGAGGGACTGAATGCTGCTCCGCAAGGTCTACCGCTTCCGCATGGAACCCACCCAAGCCCAAGCTGAGGCTTTGCTGCGTATGGCCGGAGCTCGGCGGTTCGTGTGGAACTGGGGCCTTGCACGGCGCAAGGAGGCGTATGCCGCCACCGGGAAGGGGTTGACCTACAACGGGCAGGCCACCGAACTCACCGCCCTGAAGAAGCGGCCTGAGATGGCCTGGCTCAGAGAAGCGGATAGCCAACTCTTGCAACAAGCCCTCCAAGACCTCGACCGGGCGTTCAAGGCGTTTTTCGAGCGACGGGCCGGGTTCCCCCGGTTCAAGACCCGAAAGAAGGACCCGCCCCGCTTCCGCATTCCCCAGCGCGTCCGGGTGGAGGAAGGCAAGGTTTACCTCCCCAAGGTCGGTGGGGTGAAGATTCGCCAGAGCCAGCCGATTGATTGCGTCATCAAAGGCGCAACATTCAAACGCGACACCGAAGGGCACTGGCACGTCACCCTGACCGCCGAGTTCGAGATGCCCGACGTACCCCTGCCCCCCGTAAACCCTGAGCATGTGGTGGGGATTGACCTCGGCTTGAAAGACTTCGCAGTGCTTTCCGACGGTACAAGAATAGCTCCACCCAAGTTCTACCGCAAAGCAGAGCGCAAGCTTCGCAGGGCGCAAAGGGAGCTTTCCCGCAAGCAGAAGGGTAGCAAGAACCGGGAAAAGGCCAGGCATCGGCTGAACAGGGTCCACGCCAAGGTTCGCAACCAGCGGCAGGACTGGCTGCACAAGCTGACCACCGGACTCGTCCAGAAGTACGACGGGCTGTGCATCGAGGACCTGAACCTGAAAGGGATGGCGAAAACCAAGCTGTCCAAGTCGGTTCTAGATGCGGCCCCGGGTGAGTTTCGGCGGCAGTTGGAGTACAAGGCGGTCTGGTATCGCAAACATCTCGTCGTGATTGACCGATACTTCCCCAGCAGCAAGCTTTGTCGGGAGTGCGGGACAATCCACACCGCCCTCACCCTCTCGGACAGGGTTTGGACCTGTGAGTGCGGGGCGGTGCACGACCGAGACCTGAACGCGGCCCTGAACATCCGGGCCGAAGGGATACGAGCTATCCCCGTCGCCGTGGGGCACCCGGAGACGCTAAACGCTTGGGGAGAGGGTGTAAGACCTACACAACGTAGGCAGTCCTCGTCGAACCAAGAATCCCACGTGCTTTAGCCGTGGGAGTGTCAATCCCTCCCCCACAGCAGAAAACCAATCCGCCGGTCGGCGATATACCGTTTCTTGCTGCTGTAGATGTGGGTATACGCGGTCCAGGTGCTTCCCCGCTGCTGCTCCACCACCAGAAGGAAGGCCCGCTCTTTGTCTCCATAGAGCTTGAGGTAATACTTGCGAAAGGCTACCGCCCCACGATCCGACTGTAGCGGTACCAACCAGATCTCGTAGGGGTTTGCCACCACATCCGGCAAGAGGCCGTAGTAGCGCTCCCGGTCATCCGGCGGTTCGCGGCTAAGGTGCTCCAGCAGCACCCGGGCGTTGAGAATGGTTCCCGCCCCGGTGGGATCGGCCACCACCACCTCCAGGCCGCCCCAGGCCCGCGCCAGCGCACGGCGGAAGCCGGCTTCACCCACCTCGCTGATGGAGGGTACCAGGAGGTCTGGGGGCAACCGATCCCGTGGAATGGCCTCGGGCCGGCCGTATGTGCGCCAGTCTGGCGGTGTGCCGGCAAACGCCGGTTGCCAGCGTGCGCTGCTGGCGCTGGTGGCCACCCCCCGGGCCCAGTCGCGCCCCCACTCCGACGGGTCGGAACGCAATCCAAATCCTGCCTCGGCCTGGACCTCCGGCGGGTTCTCCGTTATCCCCCTTTCCTGGGCTTCCCGGACGGTTAGACTGCGTATCCCGCTCCTGCAAGCGAAGTGGCGCGGGGGGTAGTTTTTTGCCCAGAGCGGGTGATCGTGGGGCAGGACGACCCCGTTGAGCTGCCGGCAGGTCTCGGTGGTCGCACTATCCAGCACCGCGTCGAACATCCAGTATGGCCGGGCCCGCAGCACCTCCGGGTCGGTGAGCTGGGCGTAACGACCGGCCGCATAGGCCGAGAGGATGTTCTGCTGGAAGACCAGTTTGAGCCGGTAGCCGTTGGTCGTCCCCCAGGCTGCCGCCAGCGTCGGCCCCAGGTTCTGGGCCCAGGCCTGGTAGGGGGTTCCCTGCACAAGGGCTTCCAGCAGGCTGCGGTGTACCTCGGCCAGAAGGTCCAGGGAGGCCACGCCAGCCACCGTGAAGGCTCGCCGTCGGGCGCGGTCGGTCAGTTGTCTGTATTCGTCCTTGCGTAGATTGAGCTTGCGCCGGAACCAGTCGGTGGCCTCGGCTGGCTGGAGCGGATCAGCATCAACATTCCAGGCCATATCAGATGTCCTCGTCTACTGCAGCGCGCCCGGCCAGCTCGGCCAGCACCAGGCTGCCCTCGATCAGCTCGGCCAGCACCGGCTTGGCCAGGCTGGGGTACTCCCGTACCAGCGCCTCCCGCAAATCCGAATAGCTGTGGTGCCGGTTTGCCATAGCTGCGATGCGCTCGATGAGGTCATTCAGAATCGGCGCCGCCTCGGCCCGGGCCACCTCGTCCAGCCCGTCCACGTACAGCTGCCCGTTGATAAATCCCCGCGCCCCGCGGGCATCCCCCGATGCCAGCCTGACGCCCCGCCCGGTCACCCCCGCCCTGGAGGGGGCCAGAACCGGCTCGTCTGCTTGCGGCACCGGGATCTGAAAGCGGTCGTGGATGTAGCGCAACGGTATGGGCGCGCCAGCATCCACCAGGGTTTTGATGGTCTCGGCAGCCACCTTCAGGTCCTCCGGCTCACGCAGGATGGGCTCGAGGCGGGGGGCCAGGTCGGCCCGGTCAAAGTTGTAATGGCAGAAGGGCACCACCAGGTCGCGGCGCAAGGTGCTGTAGACCGCTTTGGCATCCGAACGCGTCAGCCGCTGGGAGATCTTATCCAGGGTAAGCGCCATCGCATTGGAGCCGCCGCTGCCATCGAAGCTCGAGAGCGGAGAGCCGGTGATGGCTACCGCCATCTCCCGCTCCATTAGCTCGATGAAGCGGCTGTAAGCGTCGGCAGTGCCGTAGCGTTGCGATTCCTTGAATTCGATCTCGGTGGCTTTGGAGATGACCCCGCGGCCCTCCGGCCCGATGGCCGCCACCGCCTCTTTGAGGGCGTTGAGCTCGTCCTTACTGGCGGTGGGATCGTACTTGCCCAGCACCAGGGGCTGGCCGTATTGTTCCAGGAAGGTAATCCAGTCCTTGATGCTGTAGTTCTTGAACAGGTACAGCCAGGCCAGGCTGCGCAGCAGCCCGGCGCGGGACGGCGCGCCCGACTTGGCCTTGTAGTGATGCACCAGGGCCGCGCCGTAGGGAATGCTCTGCGGGCCATCCTGGGTGCGCAGACGCAGTTCGCCGGTTTGCGGATCATAGAGCAGGTCTCGCGGATGAATCCAGGTGAATTCGGTGGGCAGCTGGCGCCGGCTGTCCCGATCGTACTCCCAGCGCATGGTAATCACGCTCAGACCTTTAGCAATCGCGTCCAGCAGATCCAGCAGCAGGTCCTGCAAGTTGATATGCTGCAATAGCGCGCTCACCTCGTCCGAGATTTGCCTCGCCGCCGGCGAATCGTCGGCGGGTAGCACCGCGTAGTCCAGGGCCAGCACCGCCTGCTTGCGCGTTTGCAAAAGGCTCGCCAAATACGCATCTTTCTCCTCGATCTCCTCAAAAAGTTCCATCTGCCGGGTCAGATCGCCCTGTTCGGCCTGCCGCAGGATAGCAGCCAGGCCCTCCGGCTCCAGGCCCCGCGAAGTCCCGCTGATGACGCGCCCGCTGACAGGGTGTGGCAGCGGCGCAACAGGGGGTTTGCGGCCCAGCAGTTTAGCAATTTGCTCTGTCAGCCACATTACCAGGCTCCTTTTTGGCTCATACGGCCCCAGCCGACCCGCTCGAAGGTGATGGGCCCGCTGGGGCTGGCCGCCGCGTGGGCCATCAAAGCTGCGGCCCAGAACTCGTCGGCGTGGCCTGCATCATCGCGATCGGCATCGAAGCGGATGTGGCCTGCGCTGGTGGTGATGCGTCGCACGGCGTGCAGGCTCTCACGGATGCGGTCGTCGGGGGGTATGCGGATCAGGCGATCCTCAAATTTCCGTCGCAGCGTAACGGCCAGATCCTCTTTGACCGCGCGGGTAAACATCACCGGCTCCACCCTGCTGCCAAAGCGGCTTTGCGCCTCCTCGGCCAGCTGCATGCCCAGGCCGGAGGCGTCGATGCAGGCTCGGCGCACCTGTGGCAAGAGGCTGTATAAAACCTCTCGCTGGGTGGCAAAGGGGGTGCGCTCGAGCCAGATCACCCGGCGTGTCCAGAGCACGTCCCCCACGCGTTCAGCCACCCAGATCACGCTGAGGTCGCGGTGGCGGCCGATGTCCATGCCCAGGTACAGATCTCCTTCCAGTGCTCCATCGGTACGGGCCTGCGAGCTCTCGCAGCTTGTAATTAGTTCGTAGGGCAGCCAGGCAGAGGCCTCGTCCACGAACTCGAGTAGGTACTCCTGCTGCCACAGAACCGGGTCCTTGAGGCCCTTGCGCAGTTCCTCCGGATCCACCTCCAGGCCCTGCTGCACCGCGTCGTAGATGTCCACCCGGTGGCGGCTCCACAGATCTCCGCCGGGCTCGGGCTGCCAGATCTCGTAAAATTTGCCTTGCTGGCCCTTGGGAGTGGAGAGCACCCGCAGCCGGTACCGTTTGGAGCGGGTGATGGTGGGGTAGAGGGCTCCCCAGATCTCGCGGGAGTCCTTGTGCAGGGCAAATTCATCCAAAAGCACGTTGCCTGAGTAGCCCCTGGCGGTGTCTGGGTTAGCTGGTAGGCTGATGATGCGAGAACCGTTGGGCAGCCGGATCACCGTCTGGGTGGACTCGGCGTCGAAGGGCTCGTCGTACATCTCAGCCACCACCTGGATGGCCTCCAGGTGCCTCTGGGCCTTCTCGGCCAGCTCTTTACTCTGGCGTTCCCCCCGCGAGAGAAAAACCCACAGGCTGCGCGGGTGCGCCACACAGTCCAGCACGGCCTCCAGGGAGGCTGCAAAGCTCTTACCAACCTGCCGCGACCACAGCCCGATTTTGAAGCGGCTCTGGTCCTCGATCCAGGCCCGTTGATACGGCAGCAACAAGCCAGTATTAGGCCAGTCCATAAATCTCCCGCACCTTTTGCAGCAGATCCTGGCTGATGCCAGCTTCCGACAGAGTTTTCTCGACCTTGGTCGCCACCTCCTGCCGCACGTCGGCTCGCTCCAGTCTGGACAAAACCTCGCCGGCCCGCAGGCCGTGTGTTACAGCGCGTAACTTCTGGTCGGTGTCCAGCCTGTCCCACTCCAGGTCGTCGAGAATCCGCAGGGTCTTGGCGAGCACCGCGTTGGCATAGGCCCTGGCCACGCTGAGCTTACGGCCGGTGGCCGCGCTGATGGCCTCCACCATCCGCTCGGTCTCCAGGGCGGCCTGAACGGCCGGATTGAGGTGGTTGTTCTTATGCCGCGAAAGGGCCGCCATGCTGGTGTTCAACCCTCTCTCCCGAGCCCACTCCACAATCGCCTCCAGGCACCAGCGCTCGCCATGCTCGGTCAGTTGATTGCCCAGCAGCATCTGGTCAATCTCATCGCGAATCGGACTGTTGCAAATTTTGCACCGGGGCTCGCGGGGGTAGAACAAACTGGACATGCCTCACCTCCTCGATCTCTGAGATGCGCCAGTGGGCGGTAAAACCCAGCCCAAAGCTCGCCAGGCCGATGGCAATGGTCGCCCAGATCTGCAGGCGGGGTGGGCGGGATTGTCGACTGACCTGCTCCAGCACGGTTCGCAACACACCCAAGGTTTCGTGCAGCTCCCGATTGGTGAGTGTCTGGGCCAACCGCAGCCCACGCAATTCCTCCCGCAGATCGCCTATCTGCGCCTCTATACGATCCAGACGCTCCATCTCAGCGCCTCGAGTGAAAATACACGGCCTTGTCGTGGATGCTTCCTTCGTACAGGTCGATGCCAGCCGTGGTCAGGCGCACGCTGTCGAAGCTCCCCGAGCCGTCTTTTCGCCAGGCCACCTCCAGATACCCCTTCTCAGCGCAGTAGCGCAGGGCAGCGTGCAGGTCGGTTTCGGCGGGCAGCTCGTTGAGCTGCTCGAGCGCGGCCTGAAGCACCCCGCGGCTCATACTGTAAGGGTCGTCAGGATTTAGCGCGTCTCCCATCGCCGCGAAATAGATCACTTCCAGGATCCGCCCCCGGATCAAAGCGGCCCGGCGCGGGTTTTTCTTGTCAAAGATCATAGGCCTCCTTTAAAACTTCCAGTTGATTCCCAGGGCTGCCAGGGTCGCGCCCACTAGGGTGGCTATGAAGCGAAAAACCCACTCGTTCTGCCACCAGGCCGGTGCTTTGGGCTTGGGAATCTGCAGAATCACCTTGCGGGCATTCAGAATGTTCTCGGCCTCCCGCAGTTCGGCCTCCCGCTCGGCTTTTCGGTTGGCCCGCATGGCCCGGATCAGGTGTTCCAACAAACGGTTGAGGTGGTTCTCGGTTTCGTCCACGCGCGACTCCAAACCCGCCGCGTAGTACGCGGCGGGTTACGTTACAAATAATGGTATCAGATATTTTGCTGGGTGGCTGGTTTTCCGCCGGGCAGTACCTCGGCCAGTCGACCCAGCTCGAGGGTCCAGGCGGTCAGTCCGCGGTGCTCGTTCCCGGGACGAATCCGCCTGTTCCTCGCGTCGAAATACCACAGGCTAGACCATCGGGCACGGTGAAGGAACGCCGCCCACTCATCTTTGATAGCCGGATCGGTCCGATCCAGCAGGGCCTGGTAGTCCGACCGCCACAGCCGCAGCGTATGGCGGTCGATACCGATCTCGGGCAGCGCCATCACCTGGATGACCAGGTATCCAGGCTGTTTTGGTCGTGCGGCCAAACGGTCTGTTTCTGGGGCGTAGCTGATCCGGTCGGACTGCCAGCCCCGCACGCCATGCGCCACCCACCAGAGGTATTTAGCGGTGTGCTCCGCCCGCCAGCGTTCCAGGTTACCGGCCACGCTCCACCTCTGTGCGGACGTATCCGCCCGGGGTCTGCGCAATCAGTCCGGCCTCGAGCAGTCGGGCGGTCAGCCGGTAGACCGTGGTCTTGGGTAGTCCGGTCCGCCGGGCCAGGGCGGAAGGTCCCAGGGGCTGGCCGGATAGAACGGCCAGCAGTTGTTCCACCCGTTCGTCCGGTTTTCCGGGCTGGGTTGATGAACTCATCCGGTCCGTGACCTGGAGCGCCTGGTGGACCGTAGTGGTGTGAACGTGGGTCTGGACGTGGACCCTCTGTCCGCTTGTTGAAAGGTCGGCGGACGGTGGCCGTCCGGGCCGCTCCAGCCGTAGCAGCTCTCCAATGGCTTTACCCGCGACCAGCGGCCCCAGGGCAAACAGGCTCTGGGCGAACACCTCCCAGCCGGGGGCGTTGGCCACGCGGGCCATTGCCAGCAGGTTGCCCAGCCAGACCAGCAATAAGAAGAACAGACCACCAGCCAGGCTCCAGCGCAGGCGGGGCTCGAGGGTGCTGGCCAGGCTAAGGGTAAAGGCCAGCAGCTCCAGGCCCACCGCCAGGCCAATAGAGAAAAACCGGGGCAGCTCGCCCAAGCTGAGGTCAAACCACTTGGTCAGGTGGCCGGCCGACATCACCAGGGTCGCCAGGTAGGCGAGCGCCAGCAACGCAATCAGTGTGTTTCGCAGATGCGCGTTCATGGCAGCACCACCCGGATGGCGCCGGTATGCGGCAGCAGGATTTGTGGGGGTCTGTGGTCGTTACGGCAGTGCACCGCCCACAGGGCTTTGGGGTCGTACCGGCAGGCTTCGTGGGCTATCTGGTGAAGGTATTCTAGCCCGTAGTGCCTCCAGCCCAGGATGTGCCCCAGCTCGTATTGCTCTATCATGGTTCGCAGGCTGTTGATGTCGCGCTCGGGCATCTGGGTCGCTGGCGGCCGGGGATCCACGTAAACCACCGTGCCGCCCAGGGTAAAGCCGGTTCCCCACAACCGCTCCACAAGCTGGTTGTGGGTCAGCCTCCAGACGGTGATTGGGGTGACGTAGATGTGCACCGGGGCCGCCGTCAGGAGGACGCTGGCACTTACGCTGATACCGCCTCCAACCACCTGCCCACCAGCCACCCAGCCCACGATCAGGGCGACCAGGCCTAGCCATCCGATCTCTGTGAGTTCCATGTCCACCTCCTGCTCCTGCCCAGCAGAGCGTCCTCCCTCGGAAAGCCCCCGGCTTCCCGCCACGGCGTGGCGGGGCGTGGGGGGTTTACCTCTCTAGCCTCCGCTCGGCCTCGAACAGGGCCTGTTGTGTAGCCTGGGGCGTCTCGATCTCCCCCCAGCGCAAGGTGCGGGCCTCGCAGTAGGCCCGCACGCGCTCGAGGCCGCTGTTGATGTAACTCAGGGCGTAGCTGATGATTCGGTCGGCCTGCTCCACCGAGTTGGCGATGTGGTAGCGCCGGGTCATGGGGTCAAATCCCACTACCTCCGGCCTGGCCCCTGGCACGCTGGGCCTTGCCGCCAGTTTGGCGCAGAGCTCGACCGCTTCCCGCATCTCCCGATCCGGCACGCCCAGGGCGTGGGCCAGGGCGTCGCGATCCAGACCCTGGGGGCCGGCCTCCCAAAGAACTCGAAACACTTGGCGGGCCAGTTCAAACTCGTCCATATGGCTCCTTTAATCCGTACAGATAGGGCTTCCGCCCCCGGGGGCCCAGCCGGGGCAGCGCCCCACCAGCCCCTTCTGTTCAAGCTGGCGCAGAAAGTAATAGAGGCGGTAGTAGTTGTTGCGGGTAGCCTCCAGCTCGAACGCGGCCAGGAGTTCCCAGATGCTGAAATTCATCCCCGGGCAGGAGGCCAGCTCTCGCTGGATAGCTTCGTAGATCGGGTTATTCATCTTCCTTTTCCCACGTATAGGGCCCGGACTGGCTCAGGTATGTGCGCAGCGTGGTTTCTGCCACGTTCAGCCAGTCGCCCAGGGCCAAGCAGTACAGGCCGTAGCGGGGTTTACCGTCCTCCAGGCCCAGGAAGCACGCCCGCACTTCCAGGCCGGAGCTGTGGAGATCCAGCGGGCGGCCCTGGGCGGCCTGGAGGGCCGCGAAGAGCTCGTCCAGGTTCTGCTGAGGGCTGGCTTTGGCCATTGCCAGGGCTCTTGCACTAGGCATGGGGGTTCTCCTTTGCCATACGTCGTTCAATCAGCTCGAGGCCAGCCAGACCGATTCCCCGAAGGGGTAGGCCGGCCAGGTGCATCTTCAGCCAGCGCCAAACGGTGTCTTCGCTGGGGTAGGTGGCCTCGAGCTGCGGCTCGATGTCGTAAGTCTTGATGTATTGATTGTTTTTCTTCCACAGCCAAATAGTTCTATTTGCTCGCCGGGCCGATATCCCCACAGATCGCTGGGGTCCGTCAGGTCAGGGAGCATGGTGCGACCCAGGAAGCGCACCCGCAAGGCGGTGTCGTGGGTATAAAAAAGCAGTACAGGCCGAGACGCCCGTTCAATGGTGGCCAGTATCTGATCCGGGGTCATCATGGCTGGCTCAAGCAGCACAGTGGAAGCAGGGGATGTCATCGAGCCTCCCGGTGTTACCGCAGGTGGGGCAGAGGTAGCCTTGCAGCCTCATCGCGGCGCGGATACGCTCGGCAGCTTCCAGTGCTTCCGCCACATCGTGGTAGATTTGCGCTCCAAACGTGTTGTGATTCCTCTCGCACAGCCGTGCGTAGTGGCGGGCCTGGGTTGGGCTCAGATTACGTTGATAGATGCGATCAAGGCTGGTCAC